CAAAGTCTCCAGGTCCTTGTAACCCATCATTTACAGCAAGAGTAATATTAGTAAGGGATTCACCAAATTCGTAAATTTTATTTACAACGTAGTCCTGACCAATGGTAAGTCCAGAGTCTGCGCCAGCGGCTCCGCTGATACTTGCTGACATTACAGTAATATTATCCCCAACCTTTACATCGTGAGATCCAGAAACCGATGCTATACTATTGGTAATTGCAAATTCTCCAGGAAGGCAATCAATCTGAACTGGCTGAGTGTATACTCCGCTTTTTACTAAACTAAATCCAGAGCGAACTGTACCAGTTCCTGTGCCTATGGCATCAATTGTAATAATATCATTAACTTCATAGGTTACTGCCGTAGTTCCAGCAATTGTGTTCCACTGCTCTTGAGTCGTGTCGCCCAAGTCAGTAATCAGATATGTATTATCTAAATTAAGGTCTGTTAAATTAACATTATCAAAGCTTCCGTCCCATTCTAGCGCAGTCTGGCCGTCACGTAACAAGAACACCTTGTTAAAGGCTTGAATCATATCCGATAGCGGAGGTACGTTTTCATTCTTTTTGTACGGAAGATCATATGTAACTGTTGGGTCCGCTAAGTTAATAGCCACTGCACTGTTGTTTGATCCTAATATTGCCCACTGACTTGCGGAATCATTTGGATTGCTGTAAGCAGTACTAGCGTAAACCCCTACAATTAAACTGTCATCCAGTAGCATCTTGTAACCAATGACTGCGGATTTACTTTTGTCAGGATACAGATATGGCTCATTTCCCCCGTCATCTAAATTAAAAGGAAGATTCAGTCCCACAAATACTCCTCCAGATGGCTGAGGTTGGGTTACAAATTCTAAAGTCTTTGTGTTTCCATTATCAGTTACCGCAGTAAGTATATGGGTTCCATTTGCAGTGCCATCAAAGGAACTACCAAATGTATTTTCTATGGTAATTAAATCACCAACCTCAAAGATATGTCCTGGCTCTACGGCTGGATTATCAACAATAACAGAAACATTTCCGTTTATACCGATTGATCCACCCCTAAGCGTAGTTGGCAGTAAGCCAACAACTGGAGGTTCTGCTTCCAATTCAGAAGTAGTTGGAAGTCTAAAGACATCGCCACCACTAGCAAAGGGAGCCTTGACCAAATCAATCCCTGGTCTAACCTGCCACTCACCGTTACGCCCAAGCCGACCATTGTTACTGGTTGCTAATAGGCCACGTTGCAATTGATCAGGACGTAGGTAGTCATTAAACCCAGTGTACCCCATATCGAGGTCCTCTAGGATCTTATCGTCATTTGCTCCGTATGTGCGATATTCAGGCATTATGTTTTAGCAGTCCCAAGCTTTACGGCTCCAGTAGTTAGCAGATAGTTTGTTTGTTTTACCTTTGATGCCACCGCTGCGAGCGCAGTAGCTTTTCTTCCGTTTTGGCTGATCTTTCTTGATGCTCATATTAGCATCCCCGAACCGTACGATCTTTTCTGTCCCACCTTGGCAGGCTTTCACGACGAACTTCTTGCCGCCCTGTACTTCACGGCGGGGTACGTTGCACTTCATCTTTGATTTGTCAGGCACTACTTGCCCTTCTTTCCCCCACGTTCACCACAGGATCCTTTGCCAGCACTTTTTGTTTTTCTTCCGTACATAATATTATTGGTTATTTGACTTGTGAAGAACCAAAGTAGAACCCTACGATGGCTAAAGCTGTTTGGCGGATCTCTGGTAGTATAACAAAACCCTGTACAGTGGACCATTCTAGGCGCTTGAATAGCCCTAGAAAGCCTTTGGATTCTGTTTGAATACTAACACCTATGTCCGTGAATGCAAAGACAAATGGGGCTATTACAATGGCAAAGATAACTGCCGCCGTAATTGCACGTCGCATATAGACACCACCACGAGCTGCTGCCTTATCTGCTGATTCATCTGCTACAGTCTGACGAGCAATCATACGCTCAAAGAGACGAGCCTGATTATCGGCCTGTGCCGCAATCATCTTCATTACGAAGCCGCTTACGCCCCCTCCTAGCATTGCTAATAGTTCTGGTGTCATATTAATCTTTGTCTAGGAGTTCCTTGATTACCTTGACTGCGGATGCAGTCATATAGACTAGAGTAGCAAGACCTACAACTAGTCCTAGGAGTTCGTTAATATGCCCCAGTTCGATGGTAGCAATAAAGCCCCCTGTTCCAATGGTAGATTTGTAAATAATGTCGTGCATCATTAATAAGCTGTATAAGATGATAAATCGCCAACTGTGACAGTGTGTCCAGTGATGTCGCCTTGAAGTGTGTCGAGAGTGGTGATCATTGCGTTGAGTTCAGAAACTAGACCGCCGTAAAACGGGCCATTGCCATACCAACACGTCATAATCCACAACTCTGTGCCAATAGCAGCAAATTGTGGGTTGCCAGAATCACCGCTAACCACACGCTCATAAAAAGCCAATCGGTCGGGAAGTTCTGGAGTTGTTAAAACTACAGATTTTATGCTGCTGTTGTTTACCTTTCGTAGATCATAAATTATCCCCTTTTCCTCTTGGTCTAGGGTTAAGATCGGAAGGCGAAATGCCGCATCAGTTGAAGCTCCAGCGGGCAGGTATGTCTCGTAGCCATCTGGGAATAGCTTACACGGTGTAATTGAAGCTGGCAGGTCTGAGTCCAAAAGGATCATCTGACCATCTGTGCTGAGACCGTTGTAGTAAATGCGCTGTGATTGCACGACCGTTCTTGTAATGATCGTGTTGTCGGATGCAATGAAGCGCAGGGAATCCCCAGTAATCAATGGGTAGTGAGCTGCCAGCATAGCGTGACGAGGTGTGATCGCTGTACCAGCACGATTCTGTCCCTGCCTAGAGTTCCACGGCGAAGCACAGGTTAAAGCCTCTGCGTGTGTCCCCTGTAAAAAGAAGTTGGAGTTGCGGACGTAGGCTGGGGTAACGTGATCTTGCGACGTGTAGAGCTTTTGCTGTGTTGCTGGGTTTGCGCCAGCCAATGCTGTATCTATTGGGTCGGACAGTGCCTTACGTGCGCTACCTGCTACGCCACCTTCGATAACATCAATCACAGATGCACCCGATACTGTCAGCGTGATGAGAACCGTGCGGGTAGTAGTCGCCGCACCGTTTGTGCCAACGATAGTAATGGTGGCACTTGATGTCTGCTCGGTCGGAACTAGAAAAACAATCTGACCTGCTGCATTGATATTAATCTCGGTAGGGTTGTCCGATGAGTAGGCAAAGGAGATTTCAGCGTCATTGAGAGCGTAGATTACGTTGGGGGTTAGAATGACTTGCTCGCCAGTGCTGGCTGTAGTATAACGAGTTCCTTCCTTGTCGTCCTCAGTGTATGGGACGTTTGTATCTGGAGAGATTGATGTAGGCTCTCGAAACTGGTCTATTTCAAACCAGAGACGGAGGACTTTACCCTCGTTAATTGACACTGTTCCGAGTATAGCCACTAAAATAAGTCGTCAGCAGATGCATCTACGATGAACTGTCCGAATGTTACGTCCACCGTAATGTCTGTTGCTGCCGCAGGCACTGCATTAACTCCAAGGGCAAATGCCTCGGGGTTTGTGCTTGCTGCGGGGGCTTTGACAGTTAATTTAGTGCCAGCTAAAGGGCCATCCGAACAGTTGCAGTCTCTGATAATTAACTTGCAAGCAGTGTCGCTTGTAATCTCACATAGCCCTGCATTTTCAACACTAGCATTGGTCAGCTTTAAAGTTGCCGTCCCAGATAGTTTTGAGGCTGGTTTTACTGGGACGAATACGGGAATATCGTAAAAAGCATTTAACCCAACGCAGGTTACTTTTGCATCCCCAGATGCCACAATAACTGGTTGGGTCGATGAACCGTAATCAGCAAATCCATTTACCAGAACATTAGCTCGGCCACCAGTCACCTCAAACATTGGCCCTACTGTGGGTGCTGATGGCACTGTTTCTATCTCTAGGATTGTAAGGCTAGCGGAAGCGGCTCCTTTAAAGAACCCGTAAGCGCCAAAGTTCCACGTTAGTTGCCCGCCGATGTAGTTTAAGCTACTTAATGTTGCGGTGGTTGTATCAAACAAGGGGCCAGTCATTGACCCATTGTAATATACGGAACCAACGTCGAACTTAATCGACACTGATGCGAATGTAGAAATGTTATTTAAAGCATCCACCTCTGAGTAGAAGCCAGACAGGCATTGAACAATGATTGGGCTAGCCCCGTCTGCTACTGCTTGGGTTAATGCACCGTTAATTGTCAAAAACGGCAGACCGCCAACGGCTCCAGTGGAATTGTCTCCGCTCTGCGGATCTACGTAATACGTGCTGGAAGATGTGTATCCGATTACATCGTACGTAGCCGCACCAGTAAAGCGTACCGAACGATTGCGGTCAGTGTCGATCATTACTTGCCCGACGGTAGCTGTGGTAATCGCATCGATTTCAGCGGTTGTTCCTGATTGTGGCACAAAGCCACCGAACTCTACCGTGTCGGCAGCACCAAGCCCGAAGGAAGTGCGCAGTTGTGCTTGTTCTGTTGGGGTAGGTGGAGTTCCTACTGGGGCATTTCCTAAATCAATACTCATAATGTTATCCGTTGTATGTTAAGTTAATTCCATTAAAAGCTAAAGTCTGTCCGTTGAATAGAATTATAAATTCATTAGCTGGGCTAGTAGATGGCAATACACTCTTGCCTAGACTGTTCTTTAGGCTTAGGTGCATACTAGTACTTGTGCGCTGCTACAATACCAGAAGTTACTGTTACTTCGCTGAATGCTCCGTAGATAACTGTTCCAGCAGCAAAAGTTGGTCCAACTAGCTTAGCTGTACCGTCAATGCTGGATGCAGTCAAAGCACCGAACACAGTGTCATTTAAGATTTGCAACGCTCCATAGCGTTTACCTGTTACTGCATCAGCAGCTTCAAGGATGTCTGATCCTACTGAGGAAAATTCAAGGGTGTTATTTCTAGATGAACTCATAATTGTATTATAGCACAGGTGCTATCTTGATTGACGGTTTACGTAAGTTGAAAACTTTTTGTTAATTGTATTGTTGTTTGCTTTTTTATCTAGACGGAGTAGTTCTATATCAAGCATCATCTTAGCTTGAGTAGCAGCTACTGCTGCTTTTTCAGTTTGACCATCTCCAGTATAAAAGTCAGTCAAGGCAGTATAGATAATATAATCAACGAACTCCCCTGGGATGTCTGTACTGTCTGGAGTAAAATTCGTTTGTAGTTCTTTCTTGTAAGTTACAAATACCGAAGTGCTATCCGATGTAGTTAAGTTCAGTATATGCGCTCCAGCGGAATCAACATAGAACTCAAACTCTACAACAGAGTTATTTAGGAACGGCTGGGTTCTATGAATACGTAGGAACTCACCAATAGTTTCTTCACCTGCCTCTGCATATGGAACCGTAGCCGCTGGGTCCGTTAGAATCAATCTTGATTCACCTACAACTAAGTAACGTGGCCAGCTATCTGATTCATTGTAAGCACGGTAGACCGCACGATTTAACGAACTTGTTAAGAAGAACTCGTCAGCGGCGGTTAAGCTTTCCAGCCCAGCAATGGACTGAAAAGCATTTTTAACCTCAAGGAATGTAGCGTCAGATGGC